TTTTTCCCTATAGGTGAAAGAGTTCATTTTGTAGGGAATTCTTTCATTTGCGCCTTTCATTTCGCCATTTCGCTGGAGAATTACGTTTAATTTCGCTGTTTGTTGCTTTGCAAGGTGCATGCCAAAGACATTTGTTGTCAAAAGTGAAACGAAATGTAAAATATTTTTTTGTCGCTAGGGAAGGGGCGGGGTGGCCAGTCACCCAGGGTTGAAGAGTCCAGGAAGTACCTTATGTACTGGGTTACAGAGCAGACATTGTAACCAAAGTGTCCTGCTTGATCACCTGGCTGTCCTTAGTGCATAGTCAAACCATTTGGTGAATACCTTATCAAAGTCTTTGTTAAAGCCACTTACAGCCATCTGCTTGAATCCAAAGCGTGGCTTGATCTTTGCCTGTGGAGTGAGGCTATATAGCTTTTGCAATTTTTGATTACCTAAGCGCTTATAGATACCTCTACCAAGCCGAAAGACCGTCCTATCCCCTTGGCTGCGCTGCAAGCCTTTAGAGCTTCTCTGCCATTTTGGAATATGCTCAGTTGGAACCGCTAAATTTCCACCATGATAGGCTTTTTTAGTTCCGCCTTCTTCTTGGATATGAGCAAAATGCGCTCTCGTATAAACGCTAGCAACCAAGTTATCTTTAGCTGCAAAGCTAACCTTGATGCCTATTTTAACCTTCGGACTCCACCAGTTAACCCTATTATCGAATATGCTTGGAATCTTAGAGCAAATGTGCCTTTGAGCTCCTACAGCCAGATCATTCAGCGTTTGTTTTACAGCGTAGGGAAGGTGCCTCTTCTCGGCATTTTCCAAATATTTGGCTATCTTGTTGATGTCATCTTTGACGTCTATAAACATGTTATAACCTACTGCACAGGTCTGTATTTGGTTCCCTGTAGCATCGCTGCTATCCCGATAATGACACCATTACCAACATTGCCAGTGCGGGTTATAACAGGCCTGACGTATCTCTTATCCCCTATGTATCCGGCTATGAAAAACGTGTTAATATCAGGGTTAGCTTTAACATGCGCAAAGGTACCGGTAGCAAGCATTCCAGATAAGCTGCCAATAACTTCCTCATTCTCACAGGCTACGAAGTTTACATTATCGTTTGAATGCATCAGCCTGACCTGCAGGTGGTTATTATCGTCAGGCACATTACCGCCATCCGCAGCTCCAACTGTTACCATGAAGCTTGCACTATCAAAGCCCGTTACATCCAATGCTACGATGTCTGCCTTATCGGCATTAATTGCTATCGGTGCCAGTAACTGACTGAACCGGCTGTTGCTCTTTTCTTCTCGTATTATTGCCATATTTTAATCTTTTTAATTAAGCTAAATTGCGTCTGAATTTTTACCTGTTCCAGTCAGTGATTACCCTTTCGAGTTCGGGCGCCTGGATTTTAACCCTAATCCAGCTGAGGTTGCCTAAAAACCAGAGGCGAATTTAATGATTTTTCGAGTTCAGCCTATCATCGTTTCTGGCTCCTGCATTAGGCAATAATGCAGGTAATCTTAAAAGCATTGCAGCTTTTCAGTTCAACATATAGCCTGCGGACATTACCAGCTATTGTCTTCTGCTGTACCGGCTTTGGTTTAGTCCTTTCGTTCTTCAACATGGCCCCGGCTACAGCCTCTACTATTTGATTGTTACATAACATTATAACTTAAAGTTTACCTACTTGCAATAGCTTTTAACTAAAAGTTCTTTATAGTTGACACTATTTACGAGCCCAAGCACCCTCTAGGGCATAATTATTTCGTTAGAGGTTACATTTTACACAAATCACGTTGCCTATTTTCCTGTAAATCTCGATCAAATCGTCTAGTGCTTCACGAAGCCTAACGCTTCCAGCGCCCTTTGGCCACTGCGGAATTTGCGATTGCTCAAATTTGCAGAGTGGCTGCTCATGCAAGCAGAAATGTTCGATAATCTGACGAGATTTTTTGTTTAGCCTCCCGAATACCTTGACGTGATAATGCATAGCTTGGACTTGTGCGTCAAACTTGCCCGTTTTGTTGAAGTTTTTCTCTGCTGTTATCTCAACAAAGCCCCTGCAGTTTCCACTAAACAGCCGCTGGTAGTTGCAGATCAACCGATCTGCTGCTCTGTATTGCTCATGGTTAACTCCACGGCAATTTTGCAAAGGTAAACCTCTTGCCACATCCTCAAGCCAGCAACGATAGAATTTTGCTATTGGCCTCTTGTCGTTTCTGTTTGGTTCAAACTTTTCTAACTTTTTCATTTTTTCCCCTTTGTGGTTGTTTTTACGTTATCAGCAAAATTCGCACAGGTGCTCCCTATGAATAAAACGGCAAGTCTCAAACTTGCCTATATTTATATAGGGAATTTGCAAGCTTTTTTGCAAACTCTCTAGCCCGCATAGGATAAGGCTTTGTAGCTCTTTGCAACTTTGCAAATCCAAAACCTTGCAGTTGCAAGCTTTTTTTACCCCTCAAAGCCTTATAGTATCTGACCTTGCAACCTTGCAACCTTCTCATTTTGCAAGCTTTGCAAACTTGCAAGGCTGCAAGGTTTTGTGCTAAACTTTACCCACAATTTTCTATCTCCAGTAGAGAACCATTTAACCGGTTTTTAAAATGAGTGGGCACAAGTTTGATTAATTCATACTGTACTTCCCCTGTTTCAGGATTTTCTTTCATTGGCTTTTTATAAAAAGTATTCTTGGTGCAAAGATATCCATAATTGCAGGACTTAAGGTTTAATCCGTAACTAGTTGGATCCTCTAAAAACTGAATACGGGATACTGTTGCAGCTATTGAAACCCTGTTATGGATACATCTCTTGCTACCAAACCCATGCTTCCCTTCAAAAGCTTCTGAAAATTGGTTTGCTGTATAAAGCCTACCTTCCAGAGCTTCAGCTTCAATAACCTTTATAATCATTTCCGTTTTACGGTCTCGCTCTTCATCGTGCCTTTCAGCTTGGATATAGCCAGCTTTGCGTGGCGAAAAGTCCAAAGGATTTAGGTGTACCAGCACTCCAATGTTCCACTCCATATATTCCTCCTGTCCCAAGGTAGCATAGTTAGATTTGACTCTTGTTAGAACTCTGTGATTTATATTGAATTGGTTGCCTTCAGGACGTTTCAGATACCATCTGGAACGCACTGTATTATTCCAGGCCGTAGAGCCTCCAGATCCCGTACCTTTGGATATCCCGCCTTCAGAAGGGTGAGCACAGAGTAAAACAGCTCCGCCCGTGTCTCGCGCCAGAGCACCACAAGCAGTTTGAATAAATTGCCTTACTTGCGGCCTGTTATTTTCATTGCCACCAAAAAGATCTGCAACAGTGTCTAGGATTATTAAATCAGGCCTATGTTCTAGGATATCTTGCCTTAAATGGTCAAAAAATTGCGTCAACTTCCCAACATCACTGTTATTAAATAGCATCAACAAATTATCTTCTCCTACCCGTGATATAAGGCGTGCCTTACCCAAATTTGACATTTGCAGCCCGTAATATTTGTTTATATTAGCTTGCCTTCGCCATAGCTCATTTTCATCATCTTCACACATCAAGGCATAAACCTTGGAGGCCTTTGTATTCAGCCCAAGTATCGGGTTGCCGGTTATAAGGCAAGTCATTAATTGCTGTGCAAACAATGATTTGCCTACACCTCCGTCACCATAAAGAGCTGTTACATATCCTCTCGGTAACCAGTCCTGAATTATCCATTCCCGCTCAGGTGGAGTTCCCTGCCAACAAGCCGGGTTAATGGGTGTTAGCTTACATTTATCCTCGACTTTCTTTGCCTCTCCATTTTCCTTCATGTGCTTCTTCCACAACCCTTCTGTCATTTGTTTGATACGCTCTAAAGGCCATGGAGGTACCACATTAGCCTCGTTGTAGGCGATAATCTCCTCTAGAGCTTCCTCCTGCGTAACCAGTCCCTCGTGGTACCTACGTAGCCAGTATCCGGTTATACGTTGCAAGTTAGCAAAGCGGCTACATTCTCCGTTTCCGCCTTCATGGATTTTATTGGTAAAGATTTCATCAATGAGAAGTTTGTCATTTAAAGATGTAATAGTAGTACCGACGCTGTTTGCTATTTCAGAGCCTCCTGAGGAGTTGGTATCATTTAACGTAAGGAGATAGCCTAAACTCTCTACAAGCTCCTGTAGGTTATATTCCATGCGGCTATATGATCTGATCTTTACTAACCTAGCATTACCGCCTTTGTGATAGACCGATCCTGCTACTCTGATAGGCTGATGAGCTGATTTAAAGTGTGTATCACCCCCAAAAGCTAAAGCTATTTTGTGGCGCAGTTCTAGCAGCAGCTGTAAATCTTCGCCTGAAACGGATTTTTCTAATTGCCAATATACATGCAGTTTGGGATGGCCTTCTTTAGTTATGCCACCAGACTCTACCACCATAGTGGGTTCACCCATAACTGTAGCCATCTCAAGTAGCTTGCCTTCAGTATCGCCTTCATCTATGTCAATCAGCAATACTTGCATTTCTACAATATCAGCACTACTTGCCTGATTGGATTTTTCCACTGTTCCCGGTATCACATAAAAGGCTGCTTTCCTGCGGTTTGTAGCAGTAGCGAAAGACAAAACTTTCCCATGCACATGATCATCAGCTGGAACCCAAGCGTTGGTAATAGGCCTACTATCAGGGTTGCCTTTTTCAGGAAAAGAACGTAAGGGGATAAGACCGCTTGAATAGCCAAACACTACCCAAAAATAGATTTTTAGGTCACTCTCTAGTGACGTAATTTTAGTAGTCATGTCTTCTCCCAACATTCCTCTTTGTGTGAACATATTTTGCACTGATAAGTATCTGAGCTTGAAAACCCTCTCGGTAGCAGCTCACCTGCTTCTGTAGCCTGGATAATATTCACAGCCTTATCACTCATTCTCTGTGCCAGTTCTCCATCAAAAGGCACAAGTTCGTGATATAGCTCCGAGGTATCCTTATTGACAGCAGTAAACAGACATGGGTTTTGTGATATGTTTGGAAACAGAGTTTCCATGTAAGCCTGATAGAGAGTTATTTGAGCAGCATAAAGGGGCTTGGATAGCACCAAACCCTTCTTAGCCGTTTCCTGCCATGATTTGTTATTCATTGATTTGGCTTCAAACAAAGCAGGACAGGCCAGATTGAGAGCTGATGGAACAGCTATAACTACTCCATCAATGTGACCTGCGATTCTACCTCTAGCTGCGCTAAAGGCAAATTGCTTACCGTTTTTGTCCTTAGTGAGAATCTCGAGATCGGCGAGCCTTAACCATTGAATTACCAATTCCTCAAATAGGTGACCGGTCTCAAATACACGCAAAATTCTAGCGCTATGGGCAGGGTCTCTGCCCATAAACTCATACTGCAAGGCTCTGCTGCATTCAGTTCCTAGCCTTGAAGCTCCTAAGTAGCTGCGTTTTGTTTTTAGCTTTTGTTCCTCGAGTAATGCTTCATCAAGCAATTGATTTAAATGCTCGGTAAACATAGCTAAGCCCACTCAGGTTTATCAGTAATCACGAGTCCCATTACAGTGTCATAAGCCTTGTGTTCCGGTCCTACTGCCTTTTTGATGACGTTGATCTCGTCGCCCCATTTATCCTTTTCCACGCCGACTTTTGCGACAAATTCAAGTCCGTCAATGTCTGCAAAGCTGCTTATTTTACGGGCTTCCTGTGCTAAAGAAGAATCATCCTTATCTATTAAGCCCTTACTTGAGTTCAGAATTGAGCGGATGAAGCTCCTCCCCATAGCGCCCCAGATATTGTCGTTCTTCTCGCTATAAAGACCTATAAGCTGCCAGATTCTGCGACCTGCATATTCACCTTCAAGGATGGTGAACTCACAAGACAAATAAACCGCCCCGCTAGACCAATTCTTCGTGGCATAACCATCAGTCCAGCCACGCTCATGGTCATTGTGCCCACCTGGCTTTATCTTGATATTTACTTTGGCTAAAGTTCCAGCCGGAATTGTTTCAAAATTGATTTGTTCTGCTGTATTAAAATCGTAAAAAGACATAGTTATTCTCCTTTGTTTGAATTAGAAATTATTGTGATTGATTGATTGTTTTTTGATTTGCCTAATCTGATCTTGGTCATCAGATCACCTAGATGAGGCGGTTCCAGCATCTCCAGTGTGTTAGACCTATCTTTCGCAGGAAATCCATAAGGATTGGCTGTGTGGTTGACAAATGCTCTAAAACTGCTACCATCTGCTTGTTTGATCTCCGATAGAGTGACGACCTGATCGACAATTCCGGGTAGCTCATTAGCTGTCTTGTTACCGTCGATCTGCAGGGAAAAGCTCTTGCGGTTGAATTCATCGAGCTTTTCCTCTAAGATTCCCACAAACCAGACGTTTTTCTCCCTCGTATGCTGCAGGTGTGTAAGCCAGGCAATCATCTCTTGACCATGCAGGCCATAAGCAGCACGCATATCCTCTTTGCCTGTTTTATCGCTGGTTGCTTGGGGCTGGGTTTTACACCATTGCAAACACAAGCGTCCCGCGACGGTAATCGAGTCAATGAAAATGGTATCGTATTTATCCAGAACAGATGAATCACCAAAGCGGTTACAGACATCCCTGTAATGACCATTGCTGTAAGCAAAACCATCACGTACAGCGGGGCTTGCGCCGCCGATAAATACCGCTAGGTCTCTGCATTCCTGCCAAGTGCGTGGGCGAATCGTATCTCCACCCCAGCCCTGAACCGCCAAATCCCCGGCTTCTAAATCAATGAAGAGCGTAGTCTCCGCTGGCAGAGTCCATAGAAGGCTAGTCTTACCAACCCCGTAAGCCCCGAAGATGCAGCCCTTAATGCCGCGCTTTTCAGAGAGTCTTTCGTCAGCACTGATAATCGGTAATTTACTCATAGCTCATCACCTCTCTCCAACTTAACCAACTTATAGCTAGCCTT